TTCAATATATCTTTTAGGTAAAAGATCTGGTTTAAGTGTAAGTCTTACTACACCTTCATTGAAAGTGATTTCAATAACATTATGTCTTAAATCTTTTAAGACTTCATTTCTATTGAACATATTATTCTTTCCTGTAACTTGCTTTAATATTTTGTTTTTCTAATATTTTAAATCCATTGTTAAATAAAGATTCTTCCGTTTTGTCGTGGTCGTACATCCAAATATCGTCGTAAACAAAAACAGTTCCTGATACAGACCTTTCTAAAAAGAAATCTGTTTCTAAAGTTACTGATTTGTTATCGTGAGGACCATCAAAAAATACAAATGCATATTGATTTAAAAGTGTTTTTCCGTCATTATATACAGGAACACCATCTGCATACCTATTAAAGAATTCGTAGTCTTCTAAACAAAAGAAATTAAAATTAAGACCAGCATCATAAGCATAGTAATATAACGATGGGATGACACGATTCCTCATTTTATTATCATAATCAAATGTTTGCTTAGATGTAATTTCTTTTGACTGAGGATCGCCTTCAATTTTTCTTTCGGGATTGTGTAAAGTCATATTAAGATTAGTACAATCAATCTCAATATTACCATATGGGTCAATACAGAACATTGACCTATTTGTATTATTGTTACCAACAAGAGTATCAATAATCATTTTAGCAGAACCACCTCTCCGTGTGCCAATCTCAACAATTGCACCTTCAGTATTTTCTACTTTAGCAACAGCATTTACAAGAATTTCATACTCCTGCGAATCTGTTCCAAAAACTTCCTCATCACTAAATCTAATAATAGTCATATTTTCTCCAAATAAAAAAAGGTAGCATAAGTTATATGCTACCTGTTAATCTTAATATTGTCAATACTAATGTTGTAAAAGATGTTAAAAATAACAAAAACATTAAAACATAAAAACAAGCATCATACATTTTATATATTTAGAGCTAGAGAAAAACAAGTAATAACAGTTAATAAAATAAACATTTTACCGATTAAGATTGCTGAAAATTTATCTTCCTGTTTTTGTTTTAACATATAATCTTGCATTTTTAATTTCCCTTATAAATTAATTAGTTTATATCCTATAAATAGTATAGCACTACCAGTAACAAGTAACGCACTTGTTACTGCAAAAAATGATTCGTATTTTCCTAATTTTCTAATCATTTACTTTCTTTATTTAAGTTTGGCTCCCCAGGATGGATTCGAACCACCGACCGGACGGTTAACAGCCGTCTGCTCTGCCACTGAGCTACTAGGGAATATTTCTGGTACGGACGGCCAGACTTGAACTGGCACGACTTTAAGTCGAGAGATTTTAAGTCTCTTGTGTCTACCTATTCCACCACGCCCGCATTATTTATAGAATATCTATAACACGACCTGATGAATCAATTGCCCTAACTCTTTTACCTGATGAATTAAAGCTTACTTGTTTCATACACTGGATGATATATGGTTGAATGTTATCAACCACTTGTTGTGTAATCCAGTTGCCCATAGTGTCTTGGTATTGAATTTGTACTTGATTCATATCACCTCTCCTTCATTTAATATATATAATATATCATTATTAGGTATCATTGTCAAGCTTTTTTTTCCTTATAACTTTTGAATGTCTGTCTGCCATCATAGCAAATTTAAATCTATATAAAAAATCATATTCTTTAGGTTCATATACTTTAACTATAGTCACAAACTCGTTAATTGTGCCAACGACCTCGGTGGTCATCGATGTGAATATGCTTCTTGAATATAAACAAATCCAATAAAATACAAAAAGGTAATAAGAATTAAAATAAACTGTGCTCCTTTACTCATTTACACCAATCCTTCTTTTTACCTTTCCCACCAATATATACGGCAGCGTGTTTATTGTCAATTAATAATTTGCTAAGAAGTTTACCATCCAAGGAGATATCCCCAACTATTCTTCCTCCAAACTTACCCCACTTTTTGAGAATGATTGTTACTTCCCTAGCGTTCTGGATTTGTTCTGTGGTAAACTCTTTTGCTTTTTGTGCTTTCTTTCTCTCTAAATCACACTTTGCAAGATGATTTTTCTCTGGAGTATCAACACCATCAATTCTTAATTTGAGAGTTTTTTTGAGAGGGTCTGGTAAGAATTTTGCTTCAAATTCTACTGTGTCACCATCTACAATTTTAACAATTTTATAGTTATATTTTTTGTTATGTAGGAATATAAGAGATGATACTGATTCTAATCCTTGGACATCAGCATACCCTAGATAACCGGCACAAAAAATTCCTCCTGCTACAATAGTAGCAAAGATAGTTTTCTTTCTCATTTTAATCCTCTTCAATATTCTCTACATCATCAGCAATCACATACTGTGCATCACTATCTAATGGTTGATTAAATTCCAATACTTTTCTTACATTGATGATTCTTTCTTCAACACTTTTAATAGTTTTTCTAGTGTTTTCATCATTAAAATCATCTTCTAAATCGTGAAGTGCTGCTTGTAAATTAGTATCAGCACAATAATCCACGTGAAATTTTCTTCCATCCTTATCAGTATATCGCTTCAAAGGAGGGAACAAAATTTCCTGGATTTGTTGAAGTTTTTCTTCTGCGGGAGTTTTAGGTTCTTTTTTATCAAAAGAACATAGATATGCTAATAGTGCTGTGTCAAAAATTTTCATAAAATATTTACCTATTATTTGTTTCGTTTTCTGCCAATATTATATTTTGCTTCTAGAATCCATTCACTTTTTTCTTTGTGAGGAATGATTTTAATTTGTCCCATAGGTGCTCTAGGAGATTCAATTTTTTCTAGGTTTACAACTGAAACCAAATCCCATTCTTTTAGAAGATTTACGATAGTATTTCTTCTACCTTTATCTTCATCAGAGAAATCAGTTGGTTTTCCATCAAGAGCAAATAACTCTTTAAAATGTACAATATAATATTTACCCTGTTTATGTAAAATATGACAAGATTGATAAAGTTTATTTTCTTTTCTAGAAGCAATACCAATGCGAGTTAAAGTCTCCTTTATTTTAAGGAAATCTTCATCTTCAGCAATAGTCACTTCAACAAGATTATCTAGATTGCTCATTTTTCTCCACCTTTTTGTAATTTTTCTTTAATTTTGTAGAGTTGTTCCTTAGTCAGAACTTTAATCGCTTGTTCTGCTTTCTTACGATTATATTTATAATAATCACAAACTAAAGAAATGTCATCAAAAAGTGAAGATTTGTCTCTTTTAAAGAATCTTTTTCTTGCTTTTATAGAATAAAAAAGATATTCATAATGCATTTTATCTTCTAGATGTCTATTCATATTCATTTCATTTGAATAAAGAATAGTATCTAGATAGTTAGAAAGAACTTTATTTGTCCTTCCTGCTATGTATTTTTCTTCGGAATTAACTTCTAAATATTTTTTATCTCTTGTTATACTATTTTCATATCTCCAATCATACTTATTCATCGTCTAAATTATCTTCAATTACTTCATTTTGTTGTTTCATACCCTCAGTAACAATAGTATTGAACTCTTTTTGTGTCATTTCAACTCTATTGTCTGTGTTTATTTCTTGTTTACAATATGCAATTTCAGCATCATTCCACTCTCCTGTACTACCAATTTTATACTGATATACATATCTATTACCAAGAGGATTATCTTGATAAACATCAAGAACATTTAAAACTCTAACAGCTGTAATATTTTTTGTCATAATAACCTCACTTATCTAAAATTTCACACTCTACCATAACTTCAACTAAAAATGCCATAAAGTTAATCTCTGCATCTGCAACAAATGCATTTTGATACTGGTATTTACCAAGTAAAATAATTAGATGTGGTAAAGTTTGTTTTGTAAAATATTCGGCACCGTGTTCATAAAACTGTCTATATAATTCATTCATATCACAATCTGAGTTGTTGTACAACCAATTCCTTAACATTGGATAGTTTTTCTGTTTGAGAATTGAAATTAACTCTGTAATAGAAGTTTCTTTTACATCAACAAGAATACCAGTATCAATTTTTCCTGATGAAGAATATCTTTGTAGTTCGTTTAGAACTCTTCTAAAATCAGGAAAATATTTTTGAATAATTTCAGCAATCACACTTCTTTCATATTCTATACCTTCATTTTTAAGAATCATTTCAATTCTTTTCATAAAACACATAGCAAGTTTAACTTTATCATTTTTGTTAAAGTTAAAATCAATCACTGTGCATCGTGAATGTAGAGGTTGAATGATTCTGTTTTTGAAATTACAGGTAAGAATAAATCCACAATTTTTAGAGAACTCTTCCATAAAATTACGAAGAGCAGGTTGTGTTGAATTAGCATTTAGATAATCTGCTTCGTCAAGAATAATATACTTCTTACCACCATATAGAGATACTGTTGAAGCAAAATTATGAATTTCATTTCTAAGAGTATCAATATTACCATTTAATGAACCATTGATAACTAGATATTCACACTCTAGTTCAGTGAGAACTGCTTTTGCAACACTTGTTTTTCCAACACCAGAGGTTCCAGATAGAATCATATTTGGAATCTCTTTTTTATCAACAAAGGATTGAAAAACAGATTTCATATTATCAGGCAAAATAGTATCTTTTACAGACTTTGGTCTGTAAAGTTCAGTCCACAAAAACTGTTCCATTTTATTTCCTCAATTAATTCATCACACTTTGATGATCATAACGAATCCAATACTCAATAACATTACCATAGAACTTTGCAACACCTTGTCCTAAAACAATTCTATAGTCATCACCAAGTATTTTAATATTTTCTGCTAAGAAAATTGCTTTAAAGTTATTGTCAGTTTCACCAACAATAATCTCAAAGTTATTACCAGAGTCCACTTTCACATCACAGACAATCATTTTTAGTTTACCATCTTTTCCTTCAAATACAATATTAGGAACAGATAGAACAGATAATGCTTTTTCTGCATCTTTTAGATTTTGTGATGTTATATTGAACTCTGCTACTTGTGGATCAGTAGTCAGTTTATGTTCTGGTATGACACATTTACTAATAAGTTCTTCATCTACATACATATAATTGATAGATCTGTTACCATCAGTAATAGTAACATATGATTCTTGGAAAACCAACTCTGGTTCGTAAAACATTGATAAACAAGAAATAAATTTACTCAAATCATAAACTGCAAAGTCTCGTTCAAATGGAACTGGGAGATACGCCTCTGCAATAGTATTTCTTGATTCTGAAATAACACCAATTTTATTTCCCTTTTTTACAGAAAGGGATAAACTGTTTTGTGCAAAGTTTTTCAAAATATTAATAATATTTTTATCAATTTTCATAATATAATCCTAATTTATTTCTTTTTAGCTTTAGAAAGATTAGAAGGGTCTGCTGTTGCTGCAGCACCAATTGCTGCAAGGTCTGCAAGAGAACCACCAAAAATATAGGAACCAACATGTTGAAGTTGCATCCAAGGACATAGCCAAGTTTTAAGTCCTGCTTCTTGTGCTTTTTGACAGAACCAATAATCTTCTGATAAATATCGTTTTGTTTTTGGATCAATTTCTGCTTGAAAATATTGCATAATTTCACGAGACCCATCAAAATGTTCTGTTCTTATATGATCTGGTTTATACATATATTGTTTATATGATTCTTGAAATTTAGACATTGCATTTTTTGTAACCATCATAAATCCAGTTCCAATTTCTAAAACTTCCACTGGATCAGATAGCTTAATTTGATTTTGACCACTTTTTGGATTAAATACATAATCTCCTACAAACTTTTCTAGAACATTACTTTCTTCATCAGCAACTCCTTTATCTACTGCTCTTTTAATTTTCTCCCAAGAAATACACTTCTTAGGATATGGTCCACCAATAATATCATAGTCTTCATTTTGAGACTGAAGTGC